CATGAATGAAAACTATTTTATGGGCCTAGATGGTTTCGTATGGTTTACTGGTGTTGTAGAGAATCGTAACGACCCTGCTAAACTAGGTAGAGTACAAGTCCGTTGTCTAGGTTACCACACAGAAGATTTAATTGATATCCCATCAGCAGACTTGCCGTGGGCACATGTTATGCATCCTGTTACTGACCCAGCAATGCAAGGTCTTGGTAACAGTCCATCCTTTCTTACGGAAGGTACATGGGTAATTGGATTCTTTCGTGATGCAAATGAAAAACAACAACCTATCATTATGGGTTCGTTGCCGGGCGTACCACAAACATCTGCTAAAGAAAATTTAAGTGTTGATGACAATCGTGGACCTGTAGACTTAGGTTTTACAAGTGTTCCGAGTAAAGGTTTCAATGACCCCAACGGAAAATATCCTGGCACGATTACACACTCTTATCACACTACAGGTGAATCAGATGTGTCAAGACTTGCCAGAGGTGAAGATGCAGAAACTCATAAACTATTAATTGAAAGAAGAAAGAATCAATTTAAAGGTATTGTTGAGGCAAGAAAACCTTTCATACCATCTGTATCTACTAACACCTCAAATGAAGTTAACATTACATTTAGTGAACCTAATCCTAGAGGAGTAGAAACTACAGGAACATCTACAGGACAATATCCTTTTAATCATGTACACGAATCTGAATCTGGGCATGTATCTGAAATAGATGATACACCGAATGGGGAAAGATTATTAACACAACACAAGTCTGGCACCTACGAAGAAATTGTTGCAGATGGTACAAAGACAGTAAAGGTGGTTGGTGACAATTATGAAATGATTGTAGGTCGTTCAAATATTTTTATTCAGGGTGATGTCACTATGACCACTTATGGAACAAAAAGAGAATTTATAGAAGGTGATTACATACTAGAAGTTGGTGGAGATTTTACAAAGTTAGTTTATGGTAATGAACAATCAATGATTGGTGCTGGTGGTGCTGGTAACTTAGAGGAAGTAGTCATAGGTAATCATTCATATAATATTGGTGGTTCTGTTAAAGGTGGTGTTGGTACAGATGATGTAGCACAAAGTAGAGATTATGATTTAAACATTGGTGGTAACTTTGGAACTACTGTTGGTGGTGACCACTTCATAACTAGTATAGGTAGTATGACATTGACAACAGCAGAATCGTTAGGAATAATTTCATTGAAGACTACAAGTATAACTACTGGTACAGACGGAAGTATTGCAATTATTGCTGGAACAAGTTTAGATATGAAGTCAAAAGGAAAACTGTCAATCAACTCAGAAGAAGAAGTAGATATAGATGGAGAAGTAATTAATTTAAATTAGGAGAGGATATGCCAGGAGTAATTAGGAATATAGATATAGCAGGGGGTCTTTGTATCGCAGTACAAAACAATACTGTTAAAGCAAATGGTAATAATATTATTGTAAATGCCGACCCTGTAACAGGTCATGGTTCTGGTTCTCATGCTGCCGCTATAATGATTGCTGGTTCTAACAATGTTTTTATTGGTGGTGTTGCAGTTTGTAATGCTGGAGATTTTGCCACTTGTTTGCATCCAGCTCTGCCAGGTTCGTCAAATGTAAATGTAGGATAGGAGATAAAATATGTCATTATTAAATAAACTAAAATCAGGTGGTTTGTGTGGAGCATCCACATTACAAGGAGATGTCTTAGGTTCTTTTGACACTTTAAAGTCTGGTATGACAGATGCAGTATCAGGAACTGTTGGTGCTGCATCTGATATCGCAAGTGCGATAGAAGGTAACTTAACAAGTTTAAAAAGTAAAGTTACTAGTATGATACCAAAACTTCCTGATTTACCAAGCACAAATTTACAAGCAGAGTTAAAAGCACTTAATAATCTTGATATAGGTTCGTTTGGATATCTAAGTAAGTTTGCATCTCTTAAATCTCAGTTTGGAAATCTAATAGACTTAGATTCTTTAGGTGATTTAAAAAGTATAGACATTTGTTCTTTAGATAATCTCTCTATACCAAGCGGAGCAACCGAACCTATAAAACAAAGTGCAGATGTTATTCTTGCTACTACTAAAGAAGTGATTACTGCTAAAACAAAGATTACAAAATTTGTGATGGAGCCAGATGTCATATTAGAAGAAGTAACAAAGGGGTTTACAAAGATAGAAGGTGTTGCTCTTGATAAAAAATTAATATCAGATTCAATTAAGAAATATACAGAGACTGTCTAATTCCCCTTATAAATAATCTATAAAGACTTAGGGAACTCACATGGCAGACTCTGCATATAAAGATGCACAAGCAAATAATGACATCAGTCGTAATGTCAGACAGTACTCTGACTTAGATTTATTCTTTGGAAAAAGGGTAGTAGGTTCTGATGTAAATAAAGTAACTGATGTACAAGCAGTTAAGAGGTCAGTAAGAAACCTAATATTATTAAACACTTACGATAAACCATTTCACCCAGAAATAGCAGGTGGTGTTCGTGAAATGTTATTTGAAAATATGACACCAATCGTTGCTCAGATTATTGCTAGAAAGGTAGAAGATGTAATTGAAAACTTTGAACCACGAGCAAGATTAGTAGGGGTTAGAGCAATACCAGACTTGGATAGAAATGCATATGAATTGTCTATACATTTTTATGTAGTAAACGCACCCACAGAATTAGTAGACCTATCGGTCATGCTAGAGAGAATACGATAATGGCAGTCAATGACAAAAAACTTAGAGTAACGGAATTAGACTTTGATAACATCAAAGAAAATTTAAAGATATTCTTAAAAGCACAAACAGAATTTAAAGATTATGACTTTGAAGGTTCTGGTATAAACATTCTCTTAGATACTCTTGCTTACAACACTCACTATCTAGGTTTCAATATGAACATGTTGGCAAACGAAATGTTTTTAGATAGTTCTGCACTTCGTTCAAGTGTTGTATCTCACGCAAAGACTTTAGGTTATGAAGTGTCATCACCTAGAGCACCAATCGCAGTAATCAATGTAAGTTTGGCAACAACTGCAAGTACAAAAACAATGTCAGCAGGAACAGCATTCTTATCTGTTATTGATGGAACATCTTATCAATTTGTTACAGTTGGCGATGTAACTGCAAGTAACACAGGTAGTGCAGTTCCTTTTGATAGTGTAAAAATTTACGAAGGTAGTTACGTTACTACAAGATATACTACCGATACTTCTGACGTTGACCAAAGATTTTTATTATCAGACCCAAGAGCAGATACTACAACGCTAACAGTTAAAGTGCAAAACTCATCTTCTGATAGTGCGACTACAACTTATACAAAAGCAACAGACATAACACAACTGTCTGCATCAAGCACAGTTTACTTCTTACAGGAAACTGATAGTGGTTTGTATGAAATTTACTTTGGTGATGGTATAATTAGTAAAGGGTTGTCAGATGGTAACATAGTTGTATTACAATATGTGGTTACTAATAAAACTTTATCAAATGGAGCATCTACATTTAGTTCACCTTCAAGTATTGATACTGTAACTGATATCACAATCACTACAGTTACAAATGCTTCTGGTGGTTCTGAATCAGAATCTATACAATCTATAAAATTAAATGCACCATTAGATTATGCAGCTCAAGGAAGATGTGTAACAGTAGATGATTACAAAACATTTGCAAGAAAATTATTTCCAAACACTCAAGCAGTTTCTGTTTGGGGTGGTGAAGATGGAAGTTACGATACAAGTACAGGAGTATCAAGTAATCCAGAATATGGTAAAGTGTTTATCTCAATTAAATCTACAACAGGTGCAAACTTAACTACTGTACAAAAGAGTAACTTAGTATCTGCGTTTGCTCCATTTAAAGTTGTATCTATTACACCTGTTATTGTAGACCCAGAAACAACTTTTATAATTTTAAATATAACATTCAATTATGATTCAACTGCAACCACATATACTAAAGATGAGTTAGCAAGTTTAATTGCAACAACTATTTCTAATTATAACTCAAATGAGTTGCAAGAATTTAATAGTTCGTTTAGACATTCTAAACTTACAGGATTAATTGATGGTACAGATTCATCTATACTAAACAATACAACCACAGTTACTATGGGTAAATTTTTTACACCTGTTGCATCTTCAACATCATACACACTTAATTTTAATAATACATTTTACAATCCACACACAGGATATAATAAAGATGCTGGTGGAGTGATTGCATCTACGGGATTTTATTTAGATAATGATACAACAATAGAATACTTTTTTGATGATGATGGTTCTGGTAATTTAAGAATTTATTCTGTAACTTCGGCAGGTGTTAGAACTTATATAAACTCTACTGCTGGTACAGTAAATTATAGTACAGGAACACTTAGTACAACATCATTATTTATTTCAGCAGTATCAAATGTGGATGGTGCAGCTTCAACACAAATTCGTATAACTGTAATTCCGAATTCAAATGATGTAGTACCTGTAAGAAATCAAATACTAGAAATAGATTTAGTTAACACAACAACAGGTGGGAATGTTGATGCACAAGCAACTACAGGTTTGGGTTATACTGTAACAACAACAGGCACAACTTCAACGACAACTGTTACAACACCGTCATCTACTTCAACCACTTCGGCGTACTAGATGAATGGCAAAAAATGATTCAAAACTAGTTAATAAAATAAGTCCTTTAATTGAAGGACAAGTTGCTGACTTTGTTCGTGACGACCATCCAAAGTTTACTCGTTTTCTTAAACACTATTATCAATATCTAGAAGCAGGTAGAATTGTCTACACAGGTGAGTTAGATTATCTAAGATTACAAACCAATACACTAGAGTTTATTTTACAAGAAGATGGTGAAAGAATTGTTACTGAAATAGGAGCAGGTAGTACAGGATTATTTGTAACAGGTGAAACCGTTACAGGTTCAACATCTAAAGCAACTGCAACAGTATTAGTAGAAGATGGTAGAAACAAATATCTCTACATATCTTCTCAACAGAAATTTATTACAGGTGAAACTTTTACAGGTGGAACATCTGGTGCAACAGGAGTTATATCAGAGTATCGTGCAAACCCCATTCAAAACATTCAACAACTTTTAGAATATGCCGATGTAGATAATACTATTTACGATTTCTTAGATAACATGCGTGACCAATTCATGAACGCAATACCTGAGACTTTGGCAACAGGTGTATCTAAAAGGAAGTTGTTAAAAAATATAAAAGATTTGTATGGTGCAAAGGGAACATCCGAAGGACACAAATTATTCTTTAAAGCTTTCTTAGGTGAGACACCAGTTATAAGTTATCCTACAGAAAAATTAATGAGAAGTTCAGATGGTAAGTGGACACAAAAAATTACTATCAGAGTAAGTGCTAGTGCAAATGTTACAGGTGATGAAATAATTAATCAAGTTATTACAGGACAAACATCTGGTGCAACTGCTGTAGTCGTATCATCATCTACATTTACACAAGGTGATTTTGCGATAACAGAATTAGAATTGCAAAGTGTAGAAGGTACATTTGTTGATGGAGAAATAATTACAGGAACATCTAACACAAGAGATGTAGATGTAAACTTTACAGTATCATCACAGATGACTACAAGCACCGTTAACAATGATGGTATACTTAATACTACCTTAGACACCCTAAGTGTTGAAAGTCTCGGTTCAGCGGTCTCTGAGGTCGTTGTAGAGGATATTCTAACAGGGTCAGTAAGTGATGTTATTGTAGATGTTGTAGGACAACAATATGAAGTTGGTGATACAATATCATTTACTTCAGATTCAAACGATACAGACATCTCAACTGCTACTGGTGTTGTTAGTGCAGTCGGTGGTGGTATACTACAAGAAACAGGTACTCTAGATAATTCAGATATTACAACTGATATAATTCATTTAGAAGATGCTTCTACTATATCATTAGTACCCTTTGATATTATTTTAGAAGATGGTAATTTAATACAAGAAGATATTGCACCAGATTCTTCTACTAAAGTATTTACTCTTTCATCTTTAAATTCTACTACAGATGACATTAGAATATTTCGTGATAACATACAGTTAAATTCAACAGATGCCGCTGGTGATACTGTATGGAGTGTGAGTGGTGCAACTCTAACATTTACAACAGAACCAACAGCAGGTATACCCCATGTTATAAAAGGAAATGTTGCTAACAAATTATTATTGGATAGAACAAATTCAAGTAATAGAGATAACGGTAATAATTTATTAACAGACACAGTACAAGAAACTTCAGATGAATTTGGAACATTCCCAGACTTAATTGTTTTGGAAGAAAATACATTCGCAACACAAAACGAAGCAACATCAATTAGAAAAGTACAAGTAACTGATGGTGGTAATGGTTATTCTAAATTACCTAATGTATCAATTACAAGTCTATCTGGTACTAGTGCAAGTCTACTTGCAAACACAACAGACATTGGTAGAACAAATGGTATAGAAATTAAAGATGGTAGTTTTGATTTAGATTCTAGCAACCCACCAGAGGTAACATTCCAAGCACACTTTGTATTAAAAGATGTTACAGGAACATTTACAAATGGAGCTGCACTAACATCACACACAGGTACTATAAAAAATTGGGATGTTGATACACAAGTTTTAAGTACAACTTTTGAAAATGTAATTAGAACAGAAAGTGATGTAGAGGGTACAGTTCAAAATGGTATAAGATTAGAAAACAATGCTGAGTCAGAACCATCTGGCATTCTTTTAGAAAATGTTTTAGACTTTGATGACGGTAAACATATTTTAACAAATGCATTAAGTACAACTGAACCAACAAACACAACAGAAATATTTAAGGTAACAGTTGGAAGAAACTCTACTGATACTGCAAACATATTTTATATCAATGGAGTTGCAAATCCAAGACTAGGTTTGGCACGAGGTAATACTTATAGATTTGATTTATCAGATAGTTCATTATACAATATAGTTACTACAGCAAATCATCAACTATTATTTAAGTCAGTTAATGTTGCTGGTGCGACAACAGGTGGTACTGCATACACAACAGGTGTAACACAATCTGAATCTGCAATAATTCCAATAGGAACATTAGGTTCATTTATTCAAATAGTGGTAGCATCAGATGCTCCACAATTATATTACTATTGTATAAATCATTCTGGTATGGGTAACTCATTACTTGTATTTACAAGACCTACAATTATTAATGGTATTGGAGAAAGAATAGTAATTGACGCTAATGGTAAAACAGGTGATGATGGAATATTATTAGAGGTTGGAACAGTAAGAGCAAAAGGCACAGACCAATTAGTTCAAGAAACAGGACAAGCAATAAATGGTATTTTTGGTAGTGGTAATGGTGGTGCATTTATATTAGAGCATGAACATAGAGATGGTGGAGTTCCCCATAATGTTGGCGACTCACTAGTCCTAGATAGATATCGTGAAGAAGGTGGAACAAACTTTGTCACTATAGAACAGGGTGATGCAACTGATAGATTAAGTACAGAAGAATTGGGTACTGCATTATTACAAGAAGACTTTAGTAGAATACTACATGAAGAAGATATTGATATTGACAACATTGTATTAGATGGAACAGACAGTTCTTCTTCAGATGCTAGTGATGATATTATAAATGAATCTGGTATTGATTTCTCAAACAACAATGTAACCATTACAGATGCTGGTGGTGCAACAGCAACAATCGTATCTGCTGATATCGCAACAGGAACAGTTGCAGTTGATTCACAAAAAACAAATGTTGGTATCTATAGTGGTATTAATAGTTTAATTGGTGAAGACTTAAACAGATTACAAGACTCTTATTTCTATCAAGACTTTTCTTACGAAGTTATAATTGGTGAATCACTATCAACATACTTAAACGAATTAAAAAGAGCAGTGCATCCTACAGGATTTATTCCATTTGGTAAGGTAAGTATTGCATCACAAATATCAGCTAAAATTGTAGCACCTAATGTTGGAACAGTCTCTGGTTCGTTCTCACCAGAACTTGCTTCTACATTCGAAATACTATTTGGTGAACATGTAAAAATGTCACACAGAACAGTAGTGGGAATAGAAGACCACGACCAACATATTGTGTTGGATGGTACAGATGGTTCTTCAACAAATGCTGGTGACGGTATACTTTATGAAACTTCTGTAGGTGATACGGGGCATGGAATCATTGCATCTGAATCTGCGAAAGGTGTTGGTGGAAAAAGTCAAAGAGCAATCATACACTCTAGAGAAATTAAAATTAATACTAATCCAATATCAAGAGTTAGAGATAATGTATTATTACATTTGGCAGATTATCCATTTAGAGATTCATGTGGTATCGTCCTAGAAAGTGGTTCTGGTAATCTCACAGACAATTTAGTATTGGATGGTGTAAGACCATTTGATGATAATGTACCTTTTACTTTAGAGGATGGTACAGGAAATGTATGTTTAGAAACTTGTAGACCAGGCACAGGAAAATTACTTGCAGAGTCAGACAGAATTGCAGTACCAGATAGTTTAATACAGAATGAGAATGATAAAATATTATTTAGTGATGATGACAATGATACCACACTTACTTTTGATGAGATAGGAACAATAACATTTGAACACATAATACAACCAGACCAAATTACCTTATCTGATAATAGTGACAATGAAGACTTAACAGGATTTTCAGATTCAGTCGTTATGGAAAATGAAGGTGAATTATTATTAGATGGTACAGATAATTCTCAAACAGATGCTGGATTTAAAATATTACAGAACACAAAAGAAACTATTGTAACTGTATTAGACACAGGTATGATTGCCTTGAATGGTACAGATGTAAATGGTGCTGATGAGGGTGGGCAATTAGTTATAGAATCTGATACAGATGATTTAGGATTCGTAGTACCAATTAGATTAGAAAGAGAATTTAGAACTGTATCAAGAAATTCTAAAAAAGAAACATTTATATTAGAAGAATCAGGAGTATTAATAACTGAGGACAATGACCCAACTTCTGTTAATGACAGAATAATAAGTGACAACTTAAGTGAGTCTGGTGGAATACTCATGGAAGATATCTTTGCAAGAAAACAAAATGATGCAATTAAATTAGAGTATGGTGAAGGTATAATCGTTATGAATGGTAGTGGTACTATATTATCTACAGATGTGACAGGTTCACCTATTGCATCTTATGATGAGGATGAAGGATTTGCTGTAACATTCGAAACTGAATTTAGAGACCAGCCACTTCTTGCTATGGAAACTTTTAATGTTATAGGAAATAGAGGTTCAATACCGAGAGAAAATTATAGACTAAGTTCTAGAAACGAAACTAGTTACAAGTCTAAATATGGGTACACTCCAGTTGTTGTTCCTGCTGAAATAACTGTTCGTTCAACAGGAGATATTGCTCTTGAAGATGCGACAGATAGTACACATGGATTTTTAGTATTAGACACAGCAGCAAATGCTGGGGATAATATAGATTTAGAAGGAGCAACAGGGATAACATTATCATAATCTTACATATAACTTGTATAAATAAAGGAAAGAATGGGAATAAAATAAAATGTCAGCAATCATAACAGAAAAATTTAGACAACATAATGCTACTCAATTTTTTGAGAGTTTTACGGAGGCGTCTGCTTCTACATACTATTTGTTTGTAGGAAAGGCAACTGCATACACATCAGGAACTACAGGGGGTAGTGATTCTTCACCACCAACACCAAGTGATAGTCCTAGTGACACAGAATTTTATGCATGGGATTCCATGTTAGCTGCAAAGAATGTAACATCATCAGATGTTTCATTTTCTATACCAAGAAGAAATTGGGTGAATGGAACAACTTATGACATGTATGATGATACAGTATCATCATCAAGTACAGCAACATCTGGTGCTTCAAACTTATACGATTCAACATTTTACTTTATGACTTCTGATTATAGAGTCTATAAAGTTTTAGATAACAATGGTGGAACTGCATACTCTGGTGCTGAACCAACATCCACCTCATCATCCATATTCGAGTTGGGTGGGTATGTTTTAAAATACATGTATGCTATTACAACTTCAGAAGCTGCAAAATATTTAACAAGTGATTTTATTCCTGTAAGTGACGATTCAACAATCTCAGCTGCGGCAGTAGATGGTAAGATTGAATCATTAAAAATTACAGCAGGAAGTAGTTATACAAACGGTACTTACTATGCTGCTGTCTATGGTGACGGTACAAGTGCTGGAACATCATCTGGTGCGATAGTTAGAATTACAGTATCAGGTGGAACAATACAATCATTCGGATTAACTGCTGGTAGTGATACAACTATACATGCTGGTGGTGCTGGTTATACATTCGGTACAGTAAATCTTGCATCTGGTTTTACATTCTCAGATACAGGTTTATCAAGTGCATCTGCAATCGGTGGTTCTGGTGGAGTTATCGAAGTAGTTATCTCACCTAAGAATGGTCATGGTAATAGTGCGATTGTAGAATTAGGTGGACACTTTGTAATGACTGCGACAACATTAACACAAGCAGAAAATGATGACATTACAACTGCAAACGATTTCAGACAAGTAGGTCTTGTTGTTGATGCAACAAATTTTGGTACATCAACAGTTGCAAGTGCTACTACTCGTAGACAAACTTTTGTAGTTAAGGCATCATCTGTAAGTGGTGTATTTGAAGTAGATGAAAAAATTACACAAGCAACAACAGGTGCTGTAGGTAAAGTTGTAGAATTTGATTCTACTAATAGTTTACTTTATTTCCAACAAGAAAGATTCGGTGACTTTGGTACAAATAATACAACAGGTGACCATAGTGTATTTGAAGGTGCTAATGTAATTACAGGTGCAACATCATCTGCAACATTTACACCATCAACTTCATCTGAAACAATAACACTTGCAAATAACAATACCATAACAACAGTATCTGGATATGTTAATCCAGAATTACAACCAGATAGTGGTAACATTGTTTACCTAGAGAATAGAAAACCGATACAAAGGGATTCTGACCAAACAGAAGATATCAAACTAATCATAGAGTTTTAGAATATGGCACAAATAACTGACTTAAATGTCTCACCATATTATGACGATTTTGATGAGGCAGATAATTTTCATAAAGTACTGTTTAGACCAGGCTTTGCTATTCAGGCAAGAGAGTTAACTCAACTACAATCCATCTTACAAAACCAAGTAGAACGACATGGTAGTCACATGTTCAAAGAAGGTGCTATTGTAATTCCTGGCCAATTGAGTTATTCAAATGCATTTCCAACATTACAACTTGCATCAACTTTTGCAAGTGAAACTATTGACCCAACTCAATATTTTGATGCAACAAATCCTGTAACTATTACAGGAGTTACATCTGGTGTTAAAGCATATGTAATAGGATTCCAAGCTGCGACTGCAACAACACAACCTATATTATATCTTAACTATTATAAAACAGGTTCAGATAATTCTACTACTGTATTTGCTGATGGTGAAAACATAACTGCTGATAAAGCAATTACACACACTACAGGATATGCAACATTGGTTGCATCATCAACTACGTTTGCTACAAGTGCATCTGCAACAGGTTCAGCTGCAACTATTGAAGATGGTGTCATTTATGTAAGAGGACAATTTGTAAAAGTAAGTAGACAAACATTATTGTTAAGTTCTAACTCAGCCACAGAAAGTGCAAGAGTTGGTTTAACAATAAACGAAGAATTGGTTACACCAGAATCAGACAGTACACTTACAGATAACTCTAGAGGGTCATCTAACTTTGCTGCTAAAGGTGCTCACAGATTAAAAATTTCATTAACACTTTCTAGACTAGATGTAACATCTACAGAAGATTCTAAATTTATTGAAATGATGAGAGTTGATAGCGGTACTTTAGTTTCTAAAGCAAGAGCAACAGAATACTCTGTATTAGGAGATACACTTGCAAGAAGAACCTTTGATGAATCAGGTGACTATACAGTTAAACCATTTATCTTTGATGCAAGAGAAAGTGTAACTAACACAGTAGAAGGTGAAAATTTTACAGGTGTATATACATCTGGTAATCCTACTGATGATGGTGGAACTGCTTCAAATGATTTACTTGCATTATCATGTTCTTCTGGTAAGGCTTATATAAAAGGATATGAGTTTGAAAAGTTAGGAACACAATTTAAAGATTTAAAGAAAGCAAGAACAGTTAGTACTATTAATGCTGGAGTTACAAACTTAGAGT